CGTTTCGTCCCCGATATTTAGTCTGTAGGCAACCTTCCCGCTGTCGTCAAGATTGTACATTACGGCTCCACGAGCAAATCCGGCCACCTCGGAAAAGTTGCCCACCGTCTCAAATGCGCGGACGTTCCCACGGCCGTCCTCGTCCAAAATGCGATTAAACAGGTGCTGTTCCTTAAAAAGAAGCAGGTCGGCCTCTGCTGCCGAAACTACCCCAAGATCCCTGGCCGTTTCCGGGTCGTACAAATCATTCCAGTTTGCTTGTTCGCTGCCATCATAAATACCAACCACGGCTTGCCACGCCGGAGAGTTGGCCAAACGAATAAAAAGCTCGCGGATAGTTGTCTGTTCCGCAATGCTCAAATCTGCTAGTACTGGAAAATTGGCTGACATAAAAAAAGCCTTTCGTTAATGCCTAGGGAATCATTAAACTCTAGGCTTAAAACTCTAGGCTTTAAGAAAACTTGGACTATAAATTTTTAAGCAAAGGTGAAGAATCCCTCAGCCGCTTGTGAGCGCCTGGAGTCTGCCACCTTGGCCCCATACACGAATAAGTCTTTGTATGCTGATCCGAAGTTGCCAACCAAGTCTTCCTCGATGTCGGCTTCAAGGAGTTTTTCGGCGAATGTAAGCCAGTTGGTGTGACCAGCCAGAACCCTGTATCCGCTTGTATTGTCACCCGTCAGTCGGTTACTCATAAAGAGTTTGAATCCCAAGAGCATTCCCAGGAAGCCCTTTTTCACAAGGTCGCTGTAGACTTCGGGGACATGCAGAACAATGCCGGTTGCACGAACCAGGGTATTGTATCCCTCCGGGGGAAGAACCATCCACCTGTCGGAATCCGGAACGGCATTTCGGGAAAGCGATTCTGCTTTGTCCAGTTTCTGGCGCAAGTCGGCGATCTTTTGCACTAAGTTTGTTGCCGTAACAGATATTGCCGTGTTTGCTTCGATGATATAGGTTGCACCCGCGGTGATTGCACCACCAGTGTAAGCAGAGGTTGCATCGTCTTTGTCATCTTCAATGGTGATGGAGGTTGTGGAGGTGAAAGTCTTAATTCTGTACCATGTCGTGTGGCCAGTTGCCTTGAATCCTCGGCCAACCATGCCAGCGGTGAACACCGTGCTAGATCCAGTCACAACGCCAGTTGTGTTGGCAACGGCGACCGTGCCAGTTGTGTAGTCAGTTCCAACTCTATTGCCGGAAGCGACGTCGCCGTAGAGCCCAAGGGCGAACGACTCCATGTTCTTGTTCCTTTCGCTTGCCTTTTGGGTAACAACGGTCGCATGGGGATCTTTAATATAAGACTGCCAGTTGTCGATGGTTTTTTCCTTCCAGTAGAAGGATTTCCACTGATCGATTGTAAGAGTTGCGTTGTTTTCGAGGAGAGAGTCTACTGAAAGATCTGATCCAGAATATGTTTTTTCCGAAATTCTGTCTAGGTTAAGAATGTTGAGCTTGGAACCAACGCCGTTAATTTCACCTTCGTAGTCGCGATTTACAATTGCATCCAAAATACTCTGGTCATACATCTCCTTCAGAAGTTTCTGAGAGAAGCCTTGGGCTAAAGTTGTTGCTCTTGCTGATCCCATATTTGGTAAAAGTTTTTAGAAGACTTCACTTTTACCGTCCCGAAGTGGGTTTGGAAGTTGTCTGACTAGAAGAATAAAGGTCGCTAGAATATCTTGTCAAGTACTAAATTGTGGATGTATCGATTTTGCCCGAGATAAGGTATTCTTTGTACTTTTTATAGTCGGTTTTCATTAGTACTCTTGCCTCTGCAAGCGATATTTTGTCCGACCTTGGCCTGATTCTGTCGTTCGGGCCACCGCTGCCTTTTTCAAGCATGCTTCCCCGGTTGGGGGTGGGGGGCGATTTACTGACATCGTACAAGAAGGCCGATACCAGGTCGGGGAAATCCAACCCCCGGCGGGTGGGTTTAACCGCAAATACCTTGAAGTCTTCCTCTTTGCCCTCAAGTGCGGGGAAGTCGTTTAGGGTCTTGGGGTCTATCGCAAACTCGTCTACTTTAGTATTCCAGGCCTCAATGTCCTTTCCCTCTTTAGCGGCCGTGTGAATAAGCTCAAATCTCCTTTTGTTTACCCGGCTATCTTTGGCCAGCTTCTTTGTTACGTCGTCCATCAAATCCCAGTCCGGATACTCACCCTTCATATCTTCGTCTGTGGGATCGGGGATTCCACCGGCCTCATCCACCGCCTCGTCCATCTTCTTTGTTCTGGCGTGGAGGACTTGGGCCTCACGAGCAGAACTGGTAAGTTTCTTTTTAAGTTCGGCCTCGCGGAGTTGGTCTTCATCTGGTTCCGGTTCGTCTTCGGGTTTGAGTTCGGGCGCCGGCGCAGGAGTCGTGGTGGGTTCTGGGTGTGGGCTTGGGTCGGGTTCGGGGGTAATGGGTGGTTCTGGGGCGTCCAGCTCTTCGAGGGAGTCTTTAATTCCTTTGTCCAACTCTTCCTTGGTCGGTTTAACGTGTTTCGCCATATTTTGCCGTCCTGTAAACCAGGGTTTGGTTTCGACTAATACGAAGTATAGGTGGCTAATCTGTCCAAAGTCAAGCCTTCTTCTTGCGCCTGGGTTTCTGGCCCCCAGCAATGGCCCCGAAAAAACTCTTTTGTTTTTGGCTCAACCTGCGGCCGCGCACGACTCCCTCACTTAGAATCTTCTTGGCCTTGGCCGACGTGAGTTTCTTTGCCATTATTTTCTTGCCTTCTTTCTAGCTACCTTTTTTGCGTACTTGGATAACTTCTTGGCCCTTTTGCCCATTGTTTTGGACATTTCACTATCGGGCATCATGTGTCCGTTTTTCATTTTGTGCTTGCCATGCTTCACCGTTATCACCTCACTTCTTGTTTGGAACCAAACTAGCAATAGATCTTTCGATGTGTTCCTTCGCTTTCTCTGGAGAGGTTAGAAAAGCATCTAGCAGCATGTAATTTCGGAGTCTGGCCTTCAGGAAAATATCCTGCTTGGGATTTAGGTCGTGTCTGGTCAGCTCTTTCTCTACGGACTCGCGCATTGATGCTATGTGCGATTTTACGTTCTCAAGAGTCAGTTGTTTCCGGCCCAGTGACTCCAACCATCGCTCCAGTGTCTCTCTCTCCCCGGAATACTTGCCGGGTGTATCTAAGTCTTCGTACTTCAATCCTAGTTTTTGGAGAATCTCATCTATCATGCTGTTTGGCCCATCGGCTGTGGCTGGGGTGTTGGGGCCGGAACTCTCCCCGGCACTTGTCCAGATTGTACCACTGGGGGCATCATGCCGCCATAGGCCTCCAATTTCCTCCGCTCAAAGTCCATTATCTCGCCGATTTGGTCTGGAGTGAGGCCGGAGAACTCCAAGAGCTTCATTTGATAGACCTCGTTTAGCTTGGGGTTGTCCGGCATCAGAGATTTAACGGCATTTATTCTTTGGATAGCGTTGACATCATGGGTTTCCTTCTCGTCTTGGCTCCACACCCGAACAGAATACCCAGATTGAGTCATCCAGTCCTTAGATGAAATCTCTCTGCCGTAGACCTTATCCGAGCTTCTGCCCTTTTTGTAGATCTTTACTGCGTCTAGTTTGTCTGGTGCAGCCTCGATCAGTTTCAAGAACTTCAGGCCACGTTGCTTCCAGGCCACGGTGTAGAACTTTGACATGCCCTTGATTCGCTCTTTTGCCTCTCCCAGGGCGAGTTGGACCTCTCCCAGGGTTATCTGGCGTTCGTTTGTCACCCCCTGCTGGGTGGGGGTAGCGCCGGTTGCCTTCTCCACCATAGAGATTAAAAACTGCATTTCGTCTAAGGACTCAGAAAGGTCGGGGATGTCTACTTTCTTCAGAACTTCATTGGGATTCCCGGGTACGCCGTACCACCCCCAGGGAACCACCTCGAACGTCTGGGGCGAGAAGCCCTCCAATGACGAGTCGTAGTAGTGCATCCCGAAGTTTCTTAGCGTACGATTCTCTACCAATTGGGAAAGCCAGGCATTCAGAACTTTGTTTGAAGTCCTAACAACATCCCCAACGCCGTCGCTCCAAAAGTCCTGTCGTTCAATATCGTCCGCTCATGAGTTATAGG